TCCACAACCTCTCCAAAGCGTAGAAGTCGTTTGTGGCTATGTAGATCCATTCCATCTTTCTCTCTTTAATGGTTATTCTCTTCATAAATTTGTTGACTCTGATGGCCTTACGTTCAGCCCTAACAAGTTTGTTTCTTAACTCTTCTTCAGATTTTTCTTTTATGGCTAGTTGTTCCATAGCTTGAGTTAATTGAGATTCAACTTGATATGAACCATATTATGACCTCAATTATAAAAACTTATTTCAATTTTTATTTTTTTATGCCTTTCAGGCATAAAAAAATTTATATGTGCCACAAGTGGCACTTTTACTGTGATAGGTCGAGCGCAAAGCACCATCACTTTGCATCTCCACATCGAACGGGTTAAAGGTGTGCCCTTACCTCATCCAATTCTTTTAACCACATCTGGTTTGTGGTCAGTTTTGCAAGCTCGACAAGTTCTTCTTTTAATTTTGAAATTGTGGATCTGAGAACCTTTACAGCATTTAATGTGCATCCTCTGACTGGAATATTCAAAAGATAATTAAAGGTGTTGTCAACCTTTAGAAAGTGTTCTTCGTTCAAAAGGTCAATTATAGCTTCGTCTTCTTGTTTTAAAAAATTTTCATTGTTGACAACTTTAAGGATAAACTTGAGCTTATTTTCGTTTAGATCAACGCTATCTTTCAATTTTGCCAAAATATGGTCTTTGCGCAGCTTATAAAAATGCAAGCGTGTTTTAAAGTACTCTTCAAAGATGTCGTTTATGGTATGATATTTTGTTATAACATTTTCATGGTTAAAAAGAACCATATTTGTAGTGTGGAGTGTTGAAGTCAATTTTATATCTGTGGTGTCTTGAACATTTTTTAAGGTAAAGTTGACCTTATCCGTAGTACTTTCGTTAATCAATTGGCTCATGACACCTTTTTCAATCAGAGAGTAACATTGATCTTTAAATTTATCTGTCCACATTCCAATGGGTAATTCAGTCACTTGAATTGTTTCATCATCTATACGCTTCATTTTACCATAAGTTGTAAATTTTGTTTTTTCCTCGTCGTATGGTTTAATTTTTCCTTTAAAATTTTTATAGTAAGGATTAAGGTCAAGAGGTTCCATTTCTAACCCAGAAAGTTTTTTATGGATGTATTCCACCAACTCAATTGGGTTGTATTGGGGTATAAAACATGACCATCCAGTTCCAATACCAATTGAACCATTAATTAAAATTAAAGGAAGAATTGGAACAAAGGTTACTGGTTCACCTTCAGCTGAATATTCTAATACAGGGTCATCTTCTTCCCTAAAAATATATTTTAAAATTTTATCAGGTTTGGTATGAATGTACCTTGAAGCAGACGAGTCTTTACCACCTTCAAGCCTGGTTCCAAATTGACCGCTTGGTTCAAGTAAAGCAATGTTGTTACCGCCGACAAAATCTTGAGCAAATTTTATTATCGTCTCACATAGGTTCTGTTCACCATGTTTATAATCGGTTTGTTCGGCGACATAGCCACTGAGTTGAGCCACTTTGATAAAGTCCGTTTGTTTCTTGAATTTTTTTCGTATGGCATAAATGACCTTGCGCTGAGACTCTTTCAAACCATCGATACAACCACCTAAACTTCTTTTACAATCTTCATAGGAAAATTTAATCATCTCATGCTCCATAAAATCACTTATTTTTGCATTTATCAATTTTATGGTTGTGCCGTCCTTTGTTTTTTCCTTCAGCTCTGGTAACAGATCCAAACAATAGTTTGAAACTCGTGGATTAAAGTTGTTTAACCATTTTTTTCGATCATTGGCATTTTCGTCTTTGAAAACTTTATTTATGGATTGTTCAGCCTTATTGTCGAACGAATATTTCACCAACTTCTTTCCAAAAAATTCGGATACGTCTTTGGTGTCGATAGACCCTAAACCCTTGTAATATTTGAAATTCTTGAGTTTGCTGTGATCACGTCGATAATCCTCAAATGTATTTTCATCGTAAAATAAAAGGTCGTCTTTACCTTTTTTCTGGAAAACTTTGACGATTGGCGTTTCCATGCTTACAATGAACCCTTCTTTTTTGAAAAGAGTTGGAAATAATTCGTGGAGAAAGTTGAGTATAAGTCCTTTAATATGAATACCATCTTTATCGGCATCTGTTAGGATCAAAAGTGTACCATAATTCAATGTTTTATAATTTTGTGGTTGTGAGTAATCTGTGTCAAATTTTAAATTAAATACTTTTATAAGGTCAGAAACAACCTTATTCGCTCCAATTTTGGCCAAACTGACATTTTTGACATTGAGAAATTTTCCGCGTAGTGGGAGTATACCAAAGTGATTACGTCCCTTTTTTCCAAATATCCCCGTTTGTATCCCAGCTACCGCGTATGATTTTGCCGAAAGTCCTTCACATACAATTAAAATGCTTTCGGTACCCATTTTGTTTGATGGATCGTAACCATCAACTTTGATAATGGTTTTACGCTTTGGCGCTTCCATCTTTTTCAGAGCGGAAAATTCTTTCGATCTCAGAACTTTGTCCTTGATTAAGGTTATGACGGACCATTTCAAAATTTTATTTAATTGAGATTTTTCGAGGCTTGATTCAACCTTTGGGCTTTTTAAGAAATTTTTATTTTGACCATCAAATTTAGGCTTGTTTACCCTTGAATGAATGAAAAATTGAAAATATGGTGCAATGTCGCCTTTTGTCAATTTTATTTCCTTGGTTTTATCTTTTTTTGACGACTTGTTTAATGCTTCCAACAAGGCTGAAAATATTGTCTTGGTCCAACTTTGAACGTGTTGACCTCCAGCGGATGTAATTTGACCATTAACAAAAGAAACGGGTTGAGAAACCCCACTTGTTTCAGATCCAACTATGACCACGTCTGATCCTTTGTATTTTATGGTCAAACTGTAAGCAGATGCAAAATCGTCATCGTAATAAAGTCGACTCAACGAGTTTAAATTTTTGATAGGTAATTTTTCACCATTAAAGTAGACATTTATTTCTGGTAGAAGAGAGCTTATATCGATTACCATTTTTTTCAACAGTCCATACATTTCTGGTGGATATTTGGTTAACTTGAACCTTTTAAAATCTGGTATGTATTTAACTTCGGTGTAACCATTAGTTGAGCAGCATCGAATTTTGGGTTCAGTGGTTTTTGTCATGTTGTTTGTCCATTCTTGGGTTAGCTTTAATTTTTGGTCAGGGTCAACCCCAGTCACACAAAAATAAGAAGAAAAGATGTTGGTACATTTGACTCCTACCCCATTTTTACCAGACACTTCTCTGACCTCTTCGTTGCCATAATTTGAGCTGGATCTGAATTGCCCAAAAATCAACGAGTGAATGTAGAGTTCATTAAATTTTTTAATGGTACTTCTTTCTTCCTCGGATAACAACTTAAATTCTTCTTTACTCAAACCATTATTATTGTTTTGTTTTTTGTTTTGAATTATTGGTATAACACAACCATCATTCCACACACTTGTTATTCCCGTTTCAAGGTTTAAATTGACCTTGATATTCTTACATGCCATAATATCTTTGCTTCTTTCGACATTGTCAACTGCATTAGTCAATACTTCGACAAAAATTCTAATCAAAGTTTCTGGTACATCAACGTTTTGACTGATAATCTTGTTGTGTTCGTCGGAGAACACAAATTCTTTCCGCATATTTGATCCAGTATCTCCAATATACACATCGGAACAATCCAAGACATGTTGTATATCGTTCTTGACGCTATATTTGATTTTTGGGTCGTTTATAACTTTAGATGTCATTGTTTATTTTAAATTTTTTTTTAGAAAAATTTTCATTTTTTGGGAAGGGTACCCCCTTGGGTCAATGTGCAAATTGAGGCATTTTAAATGTTTTTGGTCAAATATAACCATAAAATAAAAATTCTCAAATTAATCCATTTTTTGGATTTATGGTTAATTTGACCACAATTAAAAAATTTATCCTATTTTTTCAAAAATTTTTGAAAGCTCCATAGATAAATTTTATTCTTTTTAATGGAAGAACTTCACCGCGTTTATTTTCTACACTGAAAAATTCCAATTTTTCAGTGTGGCAGTCGAAGAACTGGGAAAAAAAGAGTTACAACTAATGGAAGAAAGTAAAGAATATACACGACTTATGGTCGAAAACTCCAATGATATAAGAGACATTAAATCAAAGTTGAATGGGCTTGAATCTATAAGATATGTTACAAAAAGTGATGGGTAAAAAATAATTTTTAATGGTACTTGGTACCATTAAAAATTTAGAAACCTTCTAATTAAGTTTTGTGGTTGATAAAATCGTGAAACAAAGTTTCTCAAATCGTGGTTTTATTACACCTAAAACATAATTGGAATCGGGACTATATATTTTGTTTAACCACCAGTCTTCTATTTTTTCAACAGCCCACAGTTTTTTTTGTAAGGGCATTGGGTTTTCAGATAAACATTCCCAAACCCATGGCTTATCTGGGTTTTTGAGTACAACATCAAAAGTAATATTGGGGTTTAGAGATAAACATTCCCAAACCCATGGCTTATCTGGGTTTTTGAGTACAACATCAAAAGTAATATTGGGGTTTTGAGATAACCGCCTCCAATTCCACGGCTTATCTGGGTTTTTGAGTACAACATCAAAAGTAATATTGGGGTTTTGAGATAACCGCCTCCAATTCCACGGCTTATCTGGGTTTTTGAGTACAACATCAAAAGTAGTATTGGGGTTTTGAGATAACCGCCCCCAATCTAACCAACGCCATGGCTTATCTGGGTTTTTGAGTACAACATCTAAAGTAATATTGGGGTTTTGAGATAAACATTCCCAATCCCACGGCTTATCTGGGTTTTTGAGTACAACATCAGTAATATTGGGGTTTTGAGATAACCGCCTCCAAACCCACGGCTTATCTGGGTTTTTGAGTACAACATCAAAAGTAATATTGGGGTTTTGAGATAAACATCCCCAATCCCACGGCTTATCTGGGTTTTTGAGTACAACATCGAAAGTAATATTGGGGTTTTGAGATAAATATTCCCAATTCCACGGCTTATCTGGGTTTTTGAGTACAACATCGAAAGTAATATTGGGGTTTTGAGATAAATATTTCCAATCCCACGGCTTATCTGGGTTTTTGAGTACAACATCAAAAGTAATATTGGGGTTTTGAGATAAACATTCCCAATCCCACGGCTTATCTGGGTTTTTGAGTACAACATCAGTAATATTGGGGTTTAGAGATAAACATCCCCACTCCCACGGCTTATCTGGGTTTTTGAGTACAACATCAAAAGTAATATTGGGGTTTAGAGATAACCAACACCAATTCCATGGCTTATCTGGGTTTTTGAGTACAACATCGAAAGTAATATTGGGGTTTTGAGATAACCAACACCAATTCCATGGCTTATCTGGGTTTTTGAGTACAACATCAAAAGTAATATTGGGGCTTAGAGATAAACATCCCCACTCCCACGGCTTATCTGGGTTTTTGAGTACAACATCAAAAGTAATATTGGGGTTTAGAGATAAACATCCCCAATCCCATGGCTTATCTGGGTTATTTTTTATGAAATTAAAATAATGGTAAGAATACATGTTTATTTTTAATATTTTTTTCTTATTTAAATTTCAATTTTCTGCACTTTTTAATGCTCTAGCAGAGCATTAAAAATTTATATTTAAAAGGTCGAATACAAGCTTGGAATTATTTTTTTGAATCCCTTTCTTTCAAGGTTAATTATAGCCATTTCAGAAGCCTTCTTTTCGGCGTCTTTTTTAAGTGCTGCAGCACCTTCTCCAAGCAAATTATTTGAAGAGTCATATACTTTTGAAATAAATAGATTTTTATCGTTCTTTACCACCCTTTCGGTCTTGTACACAGCTTCAGAGCCCAATGTGTCTTTATATTGGTCAAACACACCTTTAAGTCGATTTTTTGAATCAACTAAAGTGTTGTAATCGATTTTCAAAGTATATGGTTCAAATAACTTTAACAAAATTGAATATATCAGTTGATATGCCAATCCGGGTTGACTATGGTTAAGTGTAGAATAATCATAGATTACAAATTCAATTACTCCAATTAATGCTTCAAACACGTCTTCTAAAAGTTTTTTTTGCTCTAAGTCTAAGCTCTTCGGAAGCTGATATAAAAGGCCAAAACCCCAAATTTTCTGCTATCTGATAAAGGTTATCTTTTGACCCTAAATTAATCTTCATTCGAGCAACAATTTCCACAGCTTCAGACTTACCTCTAAGCTGTGGAAACTTTTCATAGGAACTCCATACAATAAACTTTCCAATGGTTGAGTCACCCATTTGTTCAAATGGTTCATAGTTGTACTGTTCGTCGGCACTACTACTCGTAAAAGCCATATTAAAAAAAGGTAGAGTTTGACTATTAACATATTTCTTTATTAATGGTTCATCTAACTCTGCATATTTTAAAATACTTTTTAATAAATCTGTAAAAGATTCGTCTCTTGGACCATAATGTATATCCATCTTTATTTTAACGTAAATTATCTCTGGAAGTTCAATTTTCTGTGGATTGTGTGTTTTTTGACTTGTATAGTCAATACAACTTAAATTTTACGACTAATAATGAAAAATTCTTCGTTAAATTTGTCCAAGTCAATTGATTGCCAAAATAAGGTAAAGTTTGACCTTATAGTTTCTAAAGAAAAATTTTTCAAATTGTGGTCTAACAAGGCCCTTGTTATATGTTGAAAATTTGGATTGTTCAATTTGAGCTCTCTATGAGCATATTCATCTGTCAAATTTAAGGCTAAAAGCAAGTTTAAATAGTCTTCAGCAAACCACCCACCTCTAAGATAGCTCAATATATTATCAAGGATATGACGAACCTTTAACACTTCCATTTTATCTTCTGTATTGTTTATGGTATATTTTTCCACTCAAAATTCAATTTTTGATTTGGTCAAAATTACACACTAAATAAATGATATCATATTCAGCGTTAACAAGTTATGGTAAGGCGACCTTACCTTCAGTTGAAGTTTGGAATGGAAATTTTGATATAGTCAAAGATCCACCATCAGGCATCCATACCCGTAGAATTATCAAGGTTGGAGAAAACAACGACCTACTCGATTGGAACGATGACTCTGGTAGTCGGATCAATGAGATGATTAATATATATGCCCGCGGCAACAATCCAATGGTGTCAGTTCAATACTCAAATCATGGTAATAGCGGCAGTGGTTTGATGGGTGTCGACGGTGGCAGCTCTGGTTCGAATATGAGTGGTATCATGACCGCTGGTGGTGGTGGAAAATTACCATACAGAATTATGAATGAAGGAGCTTTCAGACCACCAATTTTGAGACAAGAAGATTTGTTGCCACTATCACGTATGCCAAGAGAGTGTACCAGTGTTACCAGTAAAAGATGTAGGGTTGATCAAACCAAAAGAATTGAACCGGATACAGTTGAATATTTTAAGCAGATACACAAGGCCCCGATGAAAGTTTCAGCTGAATCAAAACGTTCATTCAAAAAGGAAGGTCCCGCAGCACCACCTTCGAATATTGGTCTCATGGTCAATTCTGGTGCGCTTGCTTTTGACGTTAATTCAAATGTTCGAAAATTAAAGGACACCGGCGATCATAGAATTATTCCAATTTTGGACGATGCTCTATTGGTCTCGAACGTGGATCATATTAACCAGAAAAGAATTAGTCAACAAAAATATCTCAATACTGATGTTCACCTTTCAAAAAATGTTCCAAATTACGAGGCTCAAACAACCTCAAACTTGAATCTTAGGCCAAATCGAAACGTGTACGAACTTGGTGGTCAAACAGTCAAGCTGACAAACAACAGACCTTATCGTGGTGTTTCCAACTTTGGGGCAACAAGTGGCGGAACAATGGTCAAAATTAACCAAGATAAAATGATTAATGGAGTGACTCTTAAAAGTCGAGGTGTCCATTAGATTATATTATATTTTTTATACTCAAAGTCCACCATCGTCGATCTTAGCTTTCGAACTGTCCAACCACTAAGTTATTTGATTTGACTCCACGAATCTTTTTTGGTTGTGTTAGTCGTCGATGATAGTCGATTCTCGGAGATAAAATCGACTATAGCAACCAAATCCGACAACTTTATCCGTGAATATTGTTTTTAAAAAATAGATTCAAATGAACTTTTCAATGACCATGAATTATACCTGACCCAAGATAAAATGGGGGTGGCTAAAAGTCGAGGTGTCCATTAGATTATATTATATTTTTTATACTCAAACGAGTATAAAAAATTAGTAGATAATTTTATACTTAAAGTCACCATCGTCGATCTCAGCTTTCGAACTGGTCCAACCACTAAGTTGTTTGATTTGACTCCACAAGTCTTTTTTGGTTGTGTTAGTCGTCGATGATAGTCGATTCATTAACTCTTTACGACTAAGAACGACAGTTTCGCCATTACGTTCTCTTTGCTCTTTCAACGATAGAAGAATATCATCGAAAGCGTCTCTGACAGACTCACTTTCCTCTTCTTCAAGATCAATAGTCTCTGTGTGTTCACCAATATGATAGGTCAATTTTTTAATATCGAGAGGAACTGGTTCAGGGTCCTCTTCGTCCAAACTTTCATCCAATCTTGTTTTGATGAAATTATTCACATAGTCTACGTTTGCATCATAGTTGTCGGAGATAAAATCGACTATAGCAACCAAATCTGACACCTTTATACCGTGAATAAGTTCATGTCTTCCGGTATCGCTAGATTTCTCCTTATACTTGAACAGATGTAACATTTTCTGAATATGGTTATCTAGGTCCTTTGCGTTGTAACATTTTTTGATCCAAACGTAAAAGTAAGAGTCTTTTTTAGGGTGACCAGTAGCATAACCACAAATACGTTTACTTATCCTATCAGTTGACCCTGGTTTAAAAATTCTTTCTTTAGCATACTTTCTAGTAGTGGCTATATAGATCCATTCAAGTTTCCTTTCTTTTATGCTTGATCTTCGCATAAACTTGTTTACCCGTTGAGCTTTCAACTCGGCCTTTCGCCTAGCCTCAACTTCAACCAAGGCTTTCTCTTCGGCTTTTTCTATTTCTTTATCTTTTATGGCCAATTGAGCCATCGCTAAAGAAAGTTGCGACTCGCGTATTCTTTGCTCTTGTTCCGACTTCTCCATGAGAAATTTCATCGTATACTCTCCGTAAGCGAACAAAGCTTCCTCGAGATTAAGATAGTAGTCTCTCACAATTTCAGCATTTTCAGTGTTTATTCTCATAACAGCTTTTTTAAAGCTTCGTTGATTCATACAAATCCATTTTTTTTGTTCCAATTGTTTTGGGATCAATTTAGCCTCTTTTTGAACACATGGATACTCGATAGCTAAAGGATGTTGATAACCAATTTCTTCGTATAAAATATCATGGCTTCTAAGAATCCTTGAAAAACGTTCTTGTTTGTCTGATGAATTTCGTCCCTTGAATCCCATCCACTCCAACAAATTGGAGGTGACAATTATTGGCATAGTTTTAGGTTGAAAATTGACCTTTTTAACCCCCCCAACTGGGGGGGGTTAAATTTGGATAAAGGGTACCACAAATCTTGAAACCAATCAGACGTGACATCAAAAGCCAAATCATGGTTCTTTATGAAATCAAAAATATTTATAAGAGACATTTCATTTCCTTTTTATTATACCGTTATAATAAAAAAATTTATCGTCTACCAACACCACCCAAAGCAACTGGCCCTAAAGCAGATGGTAAATAGACCTTGTACCAACCTCTATCTTCTGAGACGACAGGTCCTCGCTGAATTCCACCATCTCGAGTATATTTTTGTTTTTGTCCTACACCGAAACCTTTTCTAAGACATTCGTCTCGAGTACCAAATCTATCTTTGTCTCGTGGTAGAATTGTGCCATTACCACAAAACACTTTTACTTGTTCGATTGGTTCGTATTCATCGCTATAACTGAAAATAGGTTCATTTAGACCTCTTCCAATGCCTTTTTTTAAACACTGGTACCTTGTACCTAATACTTTAGACCCATTTCTTAATCCTTCATCTCGAGCATTGTTACCACAATACAATTCTCTTGGTCGTTGTGGACTTGTTGACCTTCTAGATGTATTTGATCTTCTTGAAGGTGATGGAGACCTTCTAGATGTATTTGATCTTCTTGAAGGTGATGGAGACCTTCTTGATCTTGAAGGTGGTGGACCACACTCGTTCTCCAACTCTTTATACTTTGGTCCATTTTTTTTTATCTTCCTGTTTGTGAGTGGATTCACAAGAGGTTGTGAATGCCATGTAGCACACTTATTAGCCATTTATTATATGAGTAAAATGTGTACGGTGTGAATGTGTGCGAGTCAGTCGACTTACAAAGAAGATAACACAGTATAATATGTTGAAGAAAATTTTATGGGGGATACAACCAATAGTTTGAGGAAAGATACTCTTGGTATGATTGAGTGCCTTGAAGAGGTTTACCGAAAGAAATAAATTTTTTATGCTTTTGATGAGCACACAAGTACCTTTTATACCTGAAAGGTATAAAAGGGCTAAAAATCAACCATTATTTTTAAACTTTATATTTCAGGTCATTGATGACCTTCATTTCTTCCATTAGTTCTTCTTGGGTAACAGTTGAGCAAAACGTTCTTTAATAGTCTTCGTCGTTAGACCAATATAAGTCGAACTATCGAAATTGTTTTCGATAGCATAGATATAACCAATTTTAGTAGTCATAGTAAATATTTTATTATAGTGTTA